GAAGTACGGCAAATCAAAAATGAAAAACCATGATGTACATCATCCCAATGGTGCAAAAAATGGTAACTGGAAACTTGCTCGTAAAGACCACGGACGAGATAAAAAGAATGAAGGCTTAGAATATGTTTATCTTTCTGAACTATATGAAGGTAATGTTCCTAATGGTCCATGGCAATTAATATCTGAGGGTGGTGCGGCAGGACATTTAGCACATCCGTATGAAGATGATACATTAAAGTTTTCTGATGTAAAAGAAATGATTAAACGTGGATTGGTAGGTGGGTTGGATGCGGAAGCACCTGTCACAGAAAAACTTGATGGACAAAATATCATGTTTTCTGTTAGAGATGGTCAAGTTGTTTTTGCTCGTAATAAAGGCCAAGTAAAAAATAAAGCAAAAAACGCACTACCTGCGGCAGATTTACGACAGATGTTTGCCGGACGAGGTAACGTTGAAAAAGCTTTTGGTGGTGCTGCGGATGATATCACTAAAGCTATTCAAGCTTTACCACAAGAAGAACGTGATCAGATGTTTGCTGACGGTTCAAAATTTATGAACGTTGAGATAATATTTCCAGACACAAAGAACGTTATACCATACGACAAGAGTGTTTTGGTATTTCATGGAACTGTTAAATACGACGAAGAAGGAAACGAAATTGGTCGTGATATAGAGGATAGTAAAAAACTTTCTGATCAAATTACAAAAGTAAACGCACAGCAACAAAAAACGTTTGGTATATCTGGACCACGTAGTATTGCATTTAGCGACGCAGATACTGCTCGTAATAAAGAAAAAATGCAAGAGTATGGTGCAGCATTGACACGACTACAACAAGAATTTGATCTTGACGATAAAAATACCTTGGAAGATTATAAAATAGCATGGTGGGAAAGAGAACTTACCAGACAAGTAGAAACACAAGGATTGGAATTATCGGAAGAACAATTTAATGGATTGGTTAAACGATGGGCAACGGGAGACAAGAAAGCTATTGGAGTTAAGGACTTTGAAGATCCAGAAACCAAAAAATGGTTTAGGCAATTTGAAGCAACTGAATTAACGAATTCGGAACGAGCTGTTACACGCCCATTAGAAAGTATTTTTCTGAAAGTAGGAGCTGATACACTTCGTCGTGTTACCAATACGTTATCGGCAAACAATCCAGAATTAACTGCATCGTTGAAGAAAGAATTATTAGATACTATTAAGTCTCTACAAGATACAGACGATATAAATAAACTTGCAAAACTACAAACACAAATTGAACGATTGGACGATATTGGTATTGATAATGTCGTACCATCAGAAGGATTGGTGTTTATATATAACGGCAAACCATATAAATTTACCGGTACATTCGCACCAGTAAATCAAATTTTGGGAACTTTGAAGTTTGCGAAGGGTAAAGCCGAAGAAGCACCAGTAGAAGAACCAAAGAAAGAACCGGAAGCGCAAAAGACAGAACCCACACCTGTTGGGGAACGTAAAATTGCTGCTATATTTACCGGAAGATTTCAACCATTTCATGCTGGACATTATAGTATCTATCAAGCAATGGTAAAGAAATTTGGTAAAGATAATGTATATATCGCATCGAGCGATAAAACCGATGCAACCAAATCACCGTTCGGGTTCAAAGACAAAAAAGAAATTATGACTCGTATGTTTGGAATACCAGACGATAACGTAATACAAGTTAAAAATCCATACGCACCATCGGAAGTATTAAGTAAATTACCACCAGACGCGGTGTACGTTACAGCAGTCAGTCAAAAAGATGCTGACCGGTTGGGAGGAAAATATTTCAAACCATACGAAGAAGTACCAGAAAAAGACCTCAAAGGATACGCAGATCAAGGATACTTTATAGTTGCTCCTGAGATGCAACTACAAATTGATGGTAAAAATATTAGTGGTACACAACTTCGGTCTGTTATGGGAAATCCAAACATAACAGATAGAGCAAAGCAAGAAATATTTACCAAAGTATACGGTAAATTTGACAAAAAAATCTTTGATAAAATTGTTAAAGTAACAACAGATTCAGAGGAAGCTTTGAAGTTGACGCAGACACATGGTAAAGATGTAACTGCTCCAAAAATGAAACAAAAGCCAAAAGTTACACCGACAAAATCACCCAAAGATATGGTATCAAACGTACCACCGGCAAAACGTCAAACTTTGGCAAAGGTATTAAAACAGAAAGTTAGAAATCCAAAAACGGATAGAGATATATTTGTAGGAACCGCGTTAAAATACGATAAAAAAGAACCAGTATATACCGCAGCAATGAGTATAGTTAAAAAAGCAATATCAAACTGAGAGGTTACTATGGCAACAAATGAAGATGCAATGAAGAACGTAAGAAGAAAAATTGGTGAAGTAATGAACAAGCAGGAACAAAAACTTACGTTTGGTTGGACACCGAAACAAGTTGAACGAAAAGAAGGTGAAGTGTGGGTAGATGTAAATGGTACAAAGTGGACTAGGAAAAATGGATTAATCCAATCGGTCACTAAACTGGATGGTTTTAAAACGCCGTGGTGGTGTCCAAAGTGCGACACTCCCTTGAATGGTGTTCATCTAAAAGCTTATAAAAAACGTGGTGTTTGTTATAATTGTATAGAAAGAGAAGAGATGGAATTAAAACGTCAGGGTAAATGGGTAGAAACAATTGTAGAAAAAGGTAAACAAAATCATATTGCCTGGGTAAAAGATAGAATACAAGAACTTCAAAATTACCACGAAAATCTATCACAACCAGAATTTATTCATGCAGACCAAGAAAAGATTTTGATGATTGAAAAATGGAATGTTGATTTAACTACTGTTCGAAGAGATTTAGAAGAAGAAATACAAAAACTCAAAGACCATTTAATAAAGGTCGAAGCCGGAGAATTCGATGAAACGGGTAAATTTGGTGATCCCGCATATACTGAAAACAACTAAGTCTATCGTAATAATATCGGTAATTGCATCATTATCGTATTGTGTTACAACATCTGCTAAGCAAGATGAAATGGACAAGTATATAGCGGAATATAAAAAGTTTCAAGCACAAGCTGATTCTGCTATACATTTTGCAGATAGTTTAAAAACACAAATTACAATAGAAGAAAATGAAGCTCGTGCGGCGGAGTCACGTGCAAAAGTTCTGGGGTCACAAGTTGTTGAACTTCGAGCATCCACTACTAATTTAAAAACTGTAGCGGCAACAATGTCGAAAACAATAACAGACACACTGGAATTGGCACGAGCAATACTACCAGTGAAAGATTCTATTATTGCACAACAAGAAATTACAATTGAAACCCAAGCATCGCAAGTATCTGAGTTGGAACGAGCATTAAAAAACAAAGATAACGCTATTTTATTACTTACAACATCACGGGATAGTTTACAAAAAGTAGTTATTAATATCCCACAAGCACCAAAAAATCCCAACCGTATGTTTGGTATCAAGTTACCAAGTCGTAAAATGTCATTTTTGGTTGGTATCGGAGTCGGTGTAGTATCGGGAGTCCTTGTAGTCAAATAAGAGGTATTATGAATACAACAGCACAACAGTTACGTGAACGTATTAAAGAAGAATATAAAAAGTGTGCACTCCAGCCTGAGTACTTTTTATCTAAATATTCGTATATTCAACACCCGATTCGTGGTCGGGTGTTGTTTGACTTATATCCATACCAAGCAAAGGCGATGGGAGAGTTTGAAGAAAACCGATATAACATTGTACTTAAAGGGCGTCAGTTAGGTTTCTCTACATTAGTTGCGGGGTATGCGTTGTGGTTGATGTTGTTTCACAAAGACAAGAATATTCTTGTTATCGCAACCAAGCAAGAAACTGCAAAAAACTTAGTAACCAAAGTTCGTTTTATGCATCAAAACCTTCCTGTGTGGTTACGTGGTGAAATATTAACAGATAATAAACTGTCATTACAATTTACCAACGGGTCACAGATTAAAGCTGTGGCAAGTAGTAAAGACGCTGGACGTTCCGAAGCATTGTCTCTATTGATTCTTGACGAGTGTGCATTTATTGATAACGCCGACATTATCTGGACGGCAGCATCAAGTACGTTGTCCACGGGTGGAAAAGCTATTCTTATTTCCACCCCAAATGGTGTGGGTAACTTCTTCCACAAGATGTGGCAACAAGCAGAAAGTCAAGCAAACGAATTTAATCCAATCTTGTTGGATTGGCAAGTACATCCAGAACGTGACCAGGCATGGCGTGACCGTCAAACAGAAATTCTTGGTGAAATGCAGGCAGCACAAGAACATGATGCCTCGTTTATATTCTCAGGTAATACAGTTGTCCCACCAGAAATTATTGAATTCTACAAATCCACGTTTGTGAAAGAACCTATTAGTAAGGGTGGGTTTGATGGAAACTTATGGATATGGGAGTACCCACAATCCGGAAAGTCCTATATTGTTTCGGCAGACGTATCTCGTGGAGATGGTGAGGACTATTCCGCATTTCATGTGATTGATGTAGAAACGTCAACCCAAGTGGCAGAATATAAAGGAAAGGTAGAAACCAAACAGTTTGGTAATATGTTGGTGTCCATCGCAACAGAATACAATGATGCACTACTCATCCCAGAAAATAGTAGTATAGGATGGAACGCAATACAACAAGTTATAGACCGAGGATATAAAAATCTCTTTTATATGTCCAAAGATTTACAATATGTGGATGTCGAGCATCAAATGACCGGAAAGTATTATCGTGAAGAACGAAATATGGTACCTGGGTTCACCACCTCGCAAAGAACTCGTCCGTTGGTTATCGCACGATTAAAAGAATATATGTTAGAAAATAGTTTTACTATTCGGTCATCTCGTATGTGCGCCGAATTAGATACTTTTATTTGGAAGAACGGTAGACCAGAAGCATTATCTGGTTATAACGATGACTTGACGATGGCATTGTGTATAGGTCTATGGGTACGGGACACCGCCCTCAGGTTGCGCCAGGAGGGTATAGAACTGACGAAGTTAACATTGGACAAGACAAGGTATAGTGTAGAAGGTATGGTGTACACAAATAAGCATGTTACACACAATCCATATGAAATGGAAATTGGTGGTAAGAAGGAAAATATATCGTGGTTACTAGGATAATACACTATTTATAATGTAGTGTTTTTATTGGATTTAACTATGATTAAACTAGTTGATATTTTACTAACTGAAAAATGGACAAAGAAGTATAAAAAGTCCATAAATTGTAGTAACCCCAAAGGTTTCAGTCAAAAAGCACATTGCGCAGGACGTAAAAAACGCAAACGTGGTGGTGTAACCAAATCTAAACCGGTATAAGATATGACCAAAGATGAAATTTTAGAAATCATCCGTGAAGAATTGGCAGCAGTTCTTCAAGAAATGCAAAAGCCAGAAGAAGAGGAACTCGACGAACGTACGGTTGCAAGTCGTGAACCACCACGAAAGATGACCAAGGGACAAGTTCAAGGTCGTGATAAGATTGGTAAGAAATTACTAAAAAACAAACGTTCGGTTCGTTATTTCAAAGATAAATTTGGTGACGATTGGAAGTCATACCTATATGCAACAGCTACCAATAGAGCAATAGATTCCAAAAAGAAAAAGAAGGCAAAATAACAATGAATTACAAGGATTACTATTCATATATCTTTGAGGATTGTGGTTGTTTGCAAACCGAAGGTTGTGATTGCAAACAAGATGAAGGTTATCCGTGGGGTGGATATAAAGAAACTGAAAGTGACTTTGCAGACCCACGACTACAAAAAATGGAAGAACTTTCCGCATTATTAGAAAAGTCAATTCCAACCAATCCATCAAAGTGGGCTGCAGCCAAGGCAGCTGCAAAACGTAAGTTTAAAGTCTATCCATCAGCATACGCTAACTTATGGGCAGCAAAAAAGTACAAGAGTATGGGTGGTGGATGGAGAAGTGGTAAGAAAGAAGTACATTATCCACACGTTCGTCGTGATCCAATGGGTCAAGAGGACGCAGACATCAACAATGATGGAAAGGTAGATTTAACAGATAAGTTGATGAAAGCAAAAAGAGATTTATATAAGCGGTATTTAATAGCAAAAAAGAAGGGACAAACCTCCCTATAACATTTGGAGAAGCACGATGATTAAATTAATGGGATTAGTACCTGGTATTAAAGCAATTGGTAACAAACCAGTTGGTTCGATGAACGAAGAAGAAAAGTGGATTCAACAAGCAATCAAGAAACCAGGTGCATTAAAGAAACAACTTGGTGTATCGGCAGATGAACCAATCCCAGCCGGTAAGTTAAAGGCTGCTGCCGAAAAGGGTGGTAAGCTAGGCCAACGTGCTCGTTTAGCTATGACCTTGAAGAAGCTCAAGGAAGAAACTGAACTCTCCGAAGAACAATCTGCAAAACTTGATGAATTAATCGCACAACTGGAAGCAATGGATCCAGTTGGTAAAGAAGATGGTGACATTGATAACGATGGAGATAAAGACTCTTCCGACAAGTATTTACAAGCTCGTCGTGACGCAATCGGCAAGGCAATGAAGAAGGAAGGTGCTGAAGGTGAAGATCACGAAGTTTCAATGGCAACTAAAACTCTTGACTCCATCATCCGTCACGCAACCGAATTAAAGGGTAAGCTTGGAATGGACGAAAAGGACATTCCAGCATGGATTCAAGACCATATCGCAGTGGCAGAAAATAACTTGGACCAAGCAAATACAAGTTATCACGAATACGGACAAAAGGAGCAACCAGCCTCTGACGCTGGAGCAATGTAATGGGAACCGTAGCAAAGTTTTTGTCCACACTATTCAATAGTCGTGACCAAGCACACATCTTCCACTTACAAACTTCATCATATGCCGCTCACAAGGCATTGAATGAATACTATGATGATATCGTAGATTTGGTAGATAAGTACGCAGAAACCTGCCAAGGTCGTTATGGTATTATTCGTGGATATACTCCACAAAAGCAATACTTCGAAGGTGATGAAATAGTAAAGTATTTTACTGGATTATCAACCTATATTGATAGTGTCCGTAAAGGATTGCCACAAGATGGTGACCTCAATAATATCGTAGATGAAATTTCTGGATTGGTGAATTCCACAATTTATAAGTTGAAGTTCTTAAAGTAATGAAATTACAAGATATTTTAGTTGAACTTACCGAAGATATTTTGGATGAGAAGTATAAACCAAAAGGTGAATTGGGTAAGTGGTTGAAGCAAAAATGGGTGGATATTTCCAGAAAAGACCCGAAAACTGGAAAGCATCCACCGTGTGGTGCTTCCGCTGGTAAAAAAGAGCGTAAAGGTGGGTCGGCTAAATATCCAAAATGTAGACCTGCTCGTTCCGCAGCAGCAATGAGTAAAGGTGAAAAACGTTCAGCTGTAACAAGAAAGAGAAAAGCAGGAAATCCAGGTGGAAAACCAACTATGGTTTCTACTTTTAAAAAGAAATAAAACTCTTGACATTGAGAGCAACTATGATTAGATTGACTGATATTCTATGTGAATCCTGCTGGGACGGATATAAGCAAGTTGGAATGAAGGAACTAAACGGTAAAATGGTTCCAAACTGTGTTCCAGTTAAAGAATTATATCATCGTCCAGAAAGTGATGTTACTTCGGATAGTGACTTCAAACCAGACCAAGACCACGAACGTAACCAATTTGGTTCGGAAGCAGTTGATGAATTACATGAAGGCGAGTTCTGTAATGAGTGTTTAATAGAAGTTCTTGAAGGACTACACGAAAATCAACTTGGTGAAGCAGAATACCAAGGACGTAAAGTTCCTCTTGGTAAGATTATGAGAGGGGATGTCAAGAAGTTCAAGGTATATGTTCGTGACCCAAAGAGTGGAAATATTAAGAAAGTTAGCTTTGGTCACGGTGGAACTTCGGCAAAACGCCGTGGTGAAAAGACAATGAAAATTAAAAAGAACATTCCTTCTCGCCGTAAAGCATTCCGTGCTAGACACAACTGTGATAACCCAGGTCCAAGAACGAAAGCTCGTTACTGGGCATGTCGTACTTGGTAACATATGAAAAAGAAAATTTCACGGAAACAATCCGACAAGATGTTAGATAAAATGGGTTATAAGTTTAACCCAACAGAATTCTTTTTGGGAATGAATACTGAATTGGAACATCAAGATGTGACCCACGGAAACGTGGTTAAGACTGCAAAAATTGCAGCAGCACATTTGAAAGAAAATCCAAAGTATTATTCTCTATTATTAAAGAACGTAGAGAAAAAGGTTTCGGAACAAATGGCAGGAGCAGCACCAGCGGCAGCGGCACCCGCAATGGGATTAGTTGGACCTGGTGGTGTCATTCGAGGCGCACCGAAACCAAAAGATGTTAAGAAAATGCGAAGAGCATTAGATAAGGAGAAGAAGCATGATTAAGTTAACACACTTAGTAACAGAAGCAGGTAAGGAAAATCGTATTAATTCTACACGATTAGTTGCCCTACTTGAAAAATTAATGCCCTCTTTAAAAGAGTCGCAGCAGAATGAAATTACCGAATTGGTAGCAAAGTTAATGGAAGGTATTACTGCGGTCAATGAAATGCCATACAATTATAATACAATGTCCGCATGGCATATGAAAGAACTCGTAGATGTAGTAATACCAGCACGTGCATTACACGAAAAATTAAACAGTCTATTGCAAAAACCAACTACGGGATTAGATACGGAAGCAGTTCGTCTAACGGTTATTGCATTAGACGAATTATATATCTACTAACAGTTGAGGGGTTATGGCTGACAACGGCATATTTGGCAGATTAAAGAAACTTTTTTCTTCTAACACGATAGTTCGTAATGTTGGTGGAAAAAAGTTAAGAATCGCAGACACCGATAATATTCAAGCATTTATCAATAGACGCGGTATTGATAGATACCATCGCGTCTATTCGTCAATGACGGGTGGATATGGTTCTGCCCACGGACGATATGAAGCAGCCGCGGCGTTCCAAGGTTCACGGTTACAATTATTCCGTGACTACGACATGATGGATAATGACCCTATTATCGCATCGGTTATGGATATCTATGCAGACGAAAGTACTGTTAAAGACGAATTCAATCAAATAATCAGTATCCATTCAAAAAACACTCAAATACAAGAAATTCTTCACAATTTATTTTACGACATTCTCAACGTAGAATTTAATCTCTGGCCGTGGGTCAGAAATATGTGTAAGTATGGAGATTTCTTCTTATATCTCGACATTGACCCAGAATATGGTGTTGTCAACGTATTGCCGTTATCTGTATATGAAACCATCCGTATTGAAGGACAAGACCCAGGCAATCCATTCTCTGTAAAATTCAAGATTGAAAACGATTTCTTGGCACTGGGTAAAACAGAATTTGATAATTACGAAATTGCCCACTTCCGATTATTAGCAGACACCAACTTCCTTCCATATGGAAAAAGTATGATTGAAGGTGGTCGTCGTGTGTGGAAGCAACTTCAATTGATGGAAGATGCGATGTTAATTCATCGTATTATGAGAGCACCAGATAAACGTAAGATTTTAGTAGATATTGGTAATATACCACCTGCCGAAATTGATACGTTTATGAGTCGTATTATTGACCGTATGAAAAAGACACCATTAGTTGATCCACAAACGGGTGATTATAATCTTCGATATAATATGCAAAATATCACAGAAGATTTCTTCTTACCAACCCGTGGAAAAGATAGTGGTACTGACATTCAGAATCTTCCTGGGTTACAATTCAATGCAATTGAAGATATTGAATATCTCCGTAGAAAACTTTTGGCAGCATTTAAAGTCCCCAAATCATTTATAGGATATGATGAAGATATTAGTGGAAAAGCTACGTTGGCTGCGCAAGATGTACGATTTGCTCGTACAATCGAACGTATCCAGAGAATCATGGTATCGGAATTAACTAAGATTGCGATTATCCATCTATACGTTCAAGGATTTACAGATGAAGATTTAGTTGATTTTGAACTATCATTAACCAATCCATCGGTCATCTACGAACAAGAAAAATTAAATTTGTGGAAGGAAAAGGTAGGTGTTGCTACACAAATTATGGAATCTAAGATGTTATCCCAAGATTGGGTTTACCACAACATCCTAGAATTATCAGAAGATGAAATTATTACGGAACGTAAAAAGATTATAGAAGATGTCAAACGTATGTCGGAGTTGACTGGAATTGAGCAACAGGCAGGTCAGCCAACGGAAGCACCACCAGAGGAACTTCCCGCAGGAGAACCAGACAGTCAGGCAGCTCCGGAACAAGATCAACAAATAGATGATGTTAATACCATTTTATCCTCTCTTGAAGAACCAAGTGAAGAAAGTGAACTGGAAATTCCAGAGGAAGAATTAGAAGAAGCTAAGATGGGTCGTCCACGAGAAGGAATGAAATTTGGTCAAGATAGTCACCCACGAGGTCGTGATCCACTAGGACACAAAGAAAATAAAAAAGTTTTTAAAGTGGGTAAGCAGAGAAACGACAAACGTAAATCACCACTATCTTTGGAAGTACAAGCATTCTTGAATAAGGCAAATTCTAAAAAAATTATTATGGAATCTACCTTATCTTCACAAACATTGTTGGACGAAAGTAACATTTTGGACCTAGAAAATTAAAGTCTTATAAATATTCGTTATATTTAATATATGACGGTATAATGTCACCAAAACGGGATGTGTATGAAATCTAACGTCAAGCACAATAAAATACGGAATACGGGCATTCTCTTTGAATTATTAGTCCGTAAAATCACCTCCGATGCATTAGAGAACCGTAACAGCGATGTTGCAGTTAAGCTAATGAAGGAGTACTTCAACTCTAAAACAGAACTAGGTAAAGAATTAATTCTGTATAGATCATTTTTCAATGCTTCGCATTTAAGTGAAGCAAAGGCATTCGAATTATTAAATCTTATTATTAATCAACGTAAGAAACTTAATGAGATAGCACTTAACACTCAAAAATATAAGTTAATTAAAGAAATAAAAAATAATTATGACTTAAAAGAATTTTTGGGTGCCCGTGTTCCGTCATACAAAGTTTACGCATCCGTGTATAAAGTTTTTGATGGGGTTATCAACGAACTTAAAGATTTCAATGAAATCGAAGGAATGGTAGAAGCAAAGTTTACCATAGTAGAACATTTAAGTGGTACGATTACCAACAAAGAAATTAAAAACGACACAGCGTTATTCGAAACCGTCAAGGGACAAGAAGAAGATTTACGTCTGTTGTCATACAAAATTTTGATGGAAAAATTCAACGAAAAATATCAAGGATTGAATGACCGTCAGAAAAATCTTCTTCGTGAATACATTAATAATGTGTCTAACAGTGCAACACTTCGTAAGTGTGCAGTTAGTGAATGTAACGTATTAATAACGGAAATCAAGTCTAAACTTAATTACGTACAAGACAAAATTGTAAAAATTAAGTTGTCAGAAGTAGTTAGTCAGCTGGAAAAAATTAAGACTACACAAGTCATTAAAGAAAATCATATGACAGCGTTACTTATCGCTTTGGAAATTACCAAAACGTTAGACAATTTGAAGAGTTAATTATGGACAAAAAAGAAGCGCTTCGTCAAACTATCCGTGAACTGATTAAGAAAGAATTGGATGAAATGTCAACAACTGGCATGGTTGCTGGTTATCTAACTCCTATGGCATTTCGTGGTAATAAAAAGACAAATGTAGATAGAGCAAAGCATCTAGCAAATCAAACTGGATATAAACTCACACCCAAGGGTGAAAAAGATGCAAACCGTCCAGCAGATAAGATGGAAGTGGTGACACGCGAATTAGCAGAGAACAAATATTATCAATATAGAAATGATGATACAAAGTCACCACACAAGAAAATTGCTGACGCAATATCTCAGTTAAATAAAAATTTAAATGAAGTTGAACGAGTTATTAGAATGAACGCTCGTTTAAAAAACGAATCGGGAATTACAAGTGAACAACTGTGGAAACGTACCCAACAAGGATTATTAAAGTTGGAAGCAAAACTCCTTGGTATCGCTACTCGAATTCGTGAAATTAGAGGACAATAAGATGCAATCACTACTAGTAGAATATAACGTCATTTCTTATGACAGTAAATTATTAACCGAAGCTTCCGACATTTCAAAACCATTGGTTTTGAAAGATGTGGTACTACAACGTGCAGATCATAAAAATCAAAATGGTCGAATTTATCCAAAGGATATTTTGGCACGTGAAGCAATGGTATATAAAAATAATTTCGTTACACAACGACGAGCTCTGGGTGAATTAGACCACCCAGAAAGCCCAGTTGTAAATCTAAAAAATGTTTGTTGTAACGTCACAGACCTTTGGTTCGAAGGCGCGGATGTGAAGGGTAATATTGAAATTTTATCTACTCCGTCCGGTAATATTGTTCGTGAATTAATTAAGAATAATATTCGTTTGGGTGTATCATCGCGTGGATTGGGTTCAGTCAAACCTATTGGAGAAAACACCGTAGAAGTTGGTGAAGATTTTTCTCTTATTTGTTTTGACATCGTAAGTAACCCATCTACACATGGTGCGTTCATCAACGAAAATAAGGGAACTCAAATCATTACACCTTATTCTCGTATTGATACTCTCATCTACGATTTCCTAGGTGAGTTAAAATAATTCTTCATAAGGAGTTTATATGTTACTATTTTTAAGTGTTGTCGTTGTTCTTGTGGTTATCGCATGGTGGATTAACCACAAAAATATGACAGAGATGGAAAAGAAACCACTATTTGTTGCAGCTAAGAAAGTTGAAACTGCTGCAAAAGATATCGCAGATGTCAATAACGATGGAAAGGTTGACATCAAGGATGTTGTCGCAGCAGTTAAGGCTGTTGAACAAACAGGAAAGAAAGTGGTTAAGAAGGCAGCAAAAATTACTACCAAGAAAAAAGGTAAGTAATAATTTATGCAATTAAAAACTTTACTAAACGAAGTTTACAACAAAAATATAGTAAATGAGTTTGTAAAGTTTACAGCAAAGGAATTACAACTCAAATCACTACCTGCCAAAATTAAAATGGTAGGTAGTGATTATTCCAAACAACATCTTACATTTGGTACATACCAACCAGATAATGATGAAATTGTAATTGTCAAAAATGGTAGACACATGGTTGACACATTACGAACACTTGCGCATGAATTGGTTCATCACAAACAACGTGAAGAACAAAAAGAACTAGACGGTACAGACGGTTCTGAAATTGAAAATGAAGCCAACGCAATGGCAGGTACATTACTACGTAAATTTAGATATTTGTATCCTGAAATGTATTCGGAGAAATAGGATGCCATCAGTCAGTAAAGCACAACAAAAATTATTTGGTATCGTTCATGCTATCCAAACCGGAAGAGCAAAAGCAACGGATTTTAGTCCAACTGCACAAAAGTTGGCACAAACAATGTCTAAGAGTGATGTGAAAAAATACGCATCAACTCCAATTTCCAAATTACCAAAGAAAAAGGATGAAGTAGCAGGAGCAGTTCCTGTATCTGACTTTCCAGTGGCATCCAACGATACTACACCAACAGTATCAAATGATCCACATCTGGTCACTACTGATGAAAATTATAGTGAAAAACAAAGTAAGATTTTGAGTATTGTCAAGGATAAACACCCAGCAGAGATAGATGGTACGTTAGTTGACGTATACACTGCCGCATTACTTACAAAAGTTTTACATAAGTTGGCACCAGAAAATCGTAAGAAAATGTTGGCACTTCCATTAGAAAAGATGGTGGCTACTGCATATAAATTAGTTACCCGATAATATCGTGGGAAAAACGGCATATATTACGGACTTTGATGATACCCTAGTGCATACTGACGCTAGGGTTATTGTCATTGATAAGGACGGTAAACGAAGAACAATATCACCAGCGGAATACGCTGCATATGAAAAGCAAGATGGTGATACATTTGATTTTTCGGAGTTTGAACAATTAAAAAATCCTCGTCCTATCAAAAAATATACAGACTTATTAAAGAAAGTCGTTGACCAAAAGAAAGCTGATAAAATAGTTGTACTCACAGCTCGTGGTCACACCAAACCTATTGCAAAATTTCTTAAATTACAAGGAATTACTTCTGGTATTACTATTGCTGCTTTGGGTAACTCTGATCCAATGGCAAAAGCACGGTACATTGAAAAACATATCAATGATGGATTTGACAGAATTGTATTCGTAGATGATGCTCCCAAAAATGTAAAGGCAGTTAAAACACTACTTACAAAGTATCCGCAAACAAAATTGGTAGTACAGCAAGCTCAAGAAAAGGATACCAAGAAAACTGGTGAGACACCAACGAAACAAATACGACTAAAAGATTTATTAAAACATCGTATTAAGAATCCACAAACCGGTAGAGATATTTTGGTCAAGAGTGCATTGGGGTATTCGCAAGATTCAAACGTACGAAAAGTAGCAATAAATTATGTAGCTAAGAATATGAAATAAACTACTTATGTTTTAGTTTCATAAACGGAGATGATTATGGCAACGGAACAAGAAACAATTAATCAAGAAAGTAAGTTTAGTCAATTACTTAACCAAACTATGTCCCGTCGTTGGGGCATTACTGCTATCGTATTAACAACATTTTTATTCATTGCCATTGGTATTGCCATGGCCATTGAAAGTAAGTCTGTATTAGATCAAGAATGGAAGGAAATTCTTCTTCTTATGTTGGGTGCATTTATCGGTAGTTACGGCAAGATTATTGACTACTGGTTCTCAGATACCGACAAGGACAAGATGTTAGTACAAAAGATGGATGAAGAAGATGGACAATCACTTTCAAGTACATTAGCTGGATAATAAGGAGGTTGTATGCACGTTGAAGTAAAAGGAGAAGGACTGGGTGACTTAGATAGAGCGTTACGACAGTTCTCAAAAATGGTTAAAAAAGCGGAAATTGTAAATGAAGTAAAACGCCGCGAATTTTATGTTAAAAAGTCAAAGAAAAAAATTCTAAAACAACAAGAAGCACTTCGTCGTAAGATACGTGAAGAAAAGAAACAGGAAAAAAGAAAAACTTCCGAGTGGTAAAAAATAGTGTTTTTTGATAATATAACACTATATATTATATAGATTACACCTCTCTTGGGGTGTGTAGCTATTTGTATTAATAACCGTATAATAGTTCGAATAACTATTGAAACAAACTGAGAGGCATTATATGGCAGAAATCACAAACGAACTTCTAAAGCAAGCAATTGCAGATGCAGAAGCTGTACGTCAAACAGCTATCGCAAATGCAAAGATTGCATTGGAAGAAACATTCACACCCCAAATTAAGTCCATGTTAGCAAAGCGCCTTCGCGCTGAAGCAACAATGGAAACCGAAGAGAAGGCGAAGGAAGAACCATTCCAAGACGCAACTCACGTAACAGGTGGCGGTCCAGAAGATACATCTGGTATCGGCACAGGTGACAACAAAGAACCTTCAGCAGCATCCTGGGATTCATCAGGAATTGATCAAGGAGGTGAGGGAGAAGCTGATAGTAGTACTGATTGGTACGATGACTGGTCAGAATCAGACTTTGACCTTGACGAAGTAATTAAGGAATTAGAAGCAGATGTGAAGGCACTTTCAGAAGCTGAAGAAGAGGAAAAAGAAGAAGAACTCGACGAAGCTAAGCATGAAGGTGAAGAAGAGGAAGAGGAAGAAATGGATGAAAGTTGGGCAGATGGTGAAGAAGGTGGAGAAAAACTCCCAGCAGCATCACCAGCAGACGTTCATGACAAGACTATTCCAGCACACTCATCAGATATTGGAAAAACAGAAGCAGCAACAGATGCATCTGATCCACACAAGAGAGCAGTAAATCCAGCCGAACCAAGAATGGAAATGGGAATGGATATGGAAAAGGGTCACGAAGAAGGTGAAGGCGAAGAAGAACTTGATATTGAAGCAATTCTCCGTGAATTAGAAGCCGAAGATGAAAAAGAAAAAGAATCATCTGAAAAAATGGCAGCTGAAATGGCAGCGCTTCACAATGAGCTCGCAGAATATCGTAAGGTTGTAAATGTCCTACGAGGCAAGCTACAAGAAGTAAATCTTCTAAACGCAAAACTCTTATATACCAACAGAATCTTCCGTAAGGAAGGTTTGACCAACGAACAAAAAGTTACAATCTTAGAATCATTTGATCGTGCAGTAAATGTTCGTGAAGTTAAGATGGTATACACAACATTGGTCGAAGCAATGTCAGTAGCAGCTAAGACTATGAATAAGGGTCGCACCGTATCAAGTAAGGTGGTTACGGAAGGGTTAGCAAGTAAGGCAACCCCAAGTACCGCGCCAAAGAAAGAAATTTTAGAAGAAAACACAGTAGCAAAACGTCTACAACAACTCGCAGGCATTCTATAACTTTTAGGAGATAAATCATATGTCAGTATCAGAATTTATCAACGAAGCCGGTTCAGCACACCGCGTGGTAGTTGAAAAGACCCGCCAATTGGCAGGCAAGTGGGAAAAGTCAGGCCTTCTCGAAGGCTTAACTGGCCACGAAAAGCAAGGCATGGCAGTAATGTTGGAAAACCAAGCAACACAACTTCTTTCAGAAGCAACAACCACAAACCCAGGTGGTTCGGGCACAGCTGGTGAAAACTGGGCAGGTGTCGCACTTCCATTAGTACGTAAGGTATTCGGTTCAATCGCATCGAAGAACTTCGTATCAGTCCAACCAATGAACTTACCAGCAGGTTTGGTATTCTTCATGGACTTCAAGTACGCAAACACAATCAACGGTAAGACAGCAGGTGGTTCAGTATATGGAACAACCAGTGGTTCAGGTGTTCTTCCACGCGGTGGTTTCTACGGTGCTGGTGAATATGCATACTCAGTAAATGATGCAACATTAACACTTGCTCCAGCAATCGCATCATCATCTGTAACTTCATACGGTGATGTAAACTATAACGATGCATATTCTTCATCATTTGCATCATTCTTCAAGTTCGTTGTTCCAGCAGTAAGTTTCTCAAATGCAGATTTCAACGCAGTTCGTTCATTCCGCATTACAGACACCGTAACAGGTGACTTACTCCCAGAATTCACCAAGTATGATGGTACAAACGTAACCTTCATCGTAAGTGGTTCAGCAGCAGCTGCAGCAACAATCACAGCAGTTGAATACAGTAAGCAACCAACTGAAACAACTCGTGGTGACTTCGAAGATCGTGACAACTCAGTAACAAACTTGAACATTCCACAAATTGATTTGGAACTTCGTTCAGAAACAATCGTTGCTAAGACACGTAAGTTGAAGGCAGTCTGGTCACCAGAACTTGCACAAGACTTGAACGCATACCACAGTGTTGACGCAGAAGCAGAATTAACAGCAATGTTAAGTGATTACATCTCAACAGAAATCGACCTCGAAATCCTTGACATGTTAATCAACAACGCAACAACAACCGAATACTGGCACGCAGAAGTCGGTAAGGTATGGAATGGTACAGCATTCGTACCAAGTGCAACACTCAGTGGTCAAGCTTGGACAAACATGACCTGGTACCAAACACTTGGTCAGAAGATGCAAAAAGTCAGTAACCGTATCCACCAACTCACAATGCGTGGCGGTGCTAACTTCGCAGTGGTTTCACCAACAGTTGCAACAATCATCGAAACCATCCCTGGTTTTATGGCAGCAACAGACGGTGACAAGATGGAATTTGCAGGTGGCGTAACCAAGGTTGGTTCATTCCAAAACCGTTACACAATCTACAAGAACCCATACATGACCGAAAACACATTGTTGATGGGCTTCCGTGGAAGTAACTTCCTCGAAACTGGTGCAGTCTACGCACCATATATCCCACTCATCATGACCCCATTGGTCTACGATCCAAACAACTTCACACCACGTCGCGGCGTAATGACCCGCTACGCGAAGAAGATCGTACGTCCAGAATTCTTCGGCAAAATCTTCATCGACGGATTGGCAACAATCTAATAGATGTAAGAGGTGGGTATACGAAACTGGGGTGGCCGAAAGGTCACCCCTTTTTCTTTTTATATAAAGTAAACTACTATTTATAGTTTAGAGTTCTTTTATCTATGAGAATACTATGACAATATTAAGTGATGATCCGATTGTATATGATGGCAGTCCAGTTAATCCAAGTGGAATAACTCCATTTGGTATATTTGATGATGAAGCCGCGTTTCAATCAGATGCACCAAAAATAGCAGAATATATTTCTCGTCGTTTGGGATATAGTGTCGTTGATGTCGAATTGACAGATAAAATATTCTATGCGTGTTTTGAAGATGCAATTATAACATATGGATCCCAAGTAAATCAATTTAACGCTCGGGAACACATGTTGACATTACAAGGATTGTCTACAACTAATAACATTACACAAAAAAATATAATAGGGTCACCATTACCACAAATTATTCAACTATCTGCACAATACGGTACGGAAGCACAATCTGGTGGTAATGTAGAAGTAAAGAAAGGATACATCTCTGCATCGGCATATACTCAATCATATGATTTAAAAACTTTGTGGGCTGACGTACATGAAAGTGGTTCTGCAATAGAAATTCGTCGTATCTACCACTATATGCCACCGGCGGTTGCACGATATTATGACCCATTTGCAACCACGGGTCTTGGTTTAACAAACTTAATGGCAGAGTTTGGATTCGATGGATATTCACCACCAGTTACCTTCGTAATGATGCCCGCATACGAAGATTTACTTCGTATTCAAGCGATTGAAATTAATGATATGATTCGTAAAAGTCAGTACTCATTTGAAGTTTCCAATAACGTTATTAGATTCTCACCAATATTTAAGAAAGAAGCTACCGTATGGTTTGATTATATAGTAGTTGGTGATAAGCAAGGTGCGAATCAAACTTATAATTCAGCAAGTAATGTGACATCGGATTATTCCAATGTTCCATATAATCATATACCATATACCACAATAAATTCCATAGGAAAAACTTGGATATTTGATTATACACTTGCATTGGCTAAAGAAACATTGGGTATGATTCGTTCAAAATACGAAAATATACCTATCCCAGACGCAATTATTAAATTGGATGGTGAACTTCTCCGCAGAGAAGCAAAGGAAATGAAAGAACAATTGATAAAAGAACTTCGTGAAACATTAGAACAAACTGGATTACAAGCACAAATGAAAAAACAAGCAGAAAATGCTAAATTTATGCAAGAAATGTACCAGAAAGTTCCAACACTTATCTACATAGGATAACATGCCACGTTTCGTATCTCAGAAAGATTTTAATTTTTTTCAACACATCAATCGTGAATTAGTTAGTGATGTAGTTGATGTAGATGTAATTTTATATAAGATTGCATTAGAAACTACTGCGGTAAATTTGTATGGTGAAGCAACAGAAAAGGCAAGATACACTGGTGTGGAATTGAAATCACTTGTACGATATCCAAAAAATATTAGTAATACAAAAGATGGATTTGGTGTTGATGTAGAACAAAATGTTGAATTTAGATTTGTCCGTGCATTACTCGAACAAGTAAAAACCTACCCAGAAGCAGGTGATATTATTTTTTATGACGAAGCATACTATGAAATTGATAATGTCAATGATACACAACTTGTTGCGGGTCAACCACAATACACAACATCAATTTTGTGTAACGCTCACTTAACTCGTCGTAGTAATATCCAAATTGAGGAGGCTAACACATAATGGCTGATTACAGTAACAGAAAATCAACCGATAAGATAAAAAAAGTAACCGATAATATCGTACCATCACCTACACAAAATCGTGGATACGATACCAAAACGGAAAATAGTGATACTCCGATTACTGTTACACTATTAACTATTGACGATACTCTTATAAAGTATTTAACAAATCGAATACAACCTATTTTAACACAAGATTCCAAGTCTGTGAAAGTTCCGATTATTTACGGTAATCCGGAACGTTGGAAAAGTGTTCAACGTGATGGTATATTACGAGATAATAAAGGTAAAATACAATTACCAATTATTATGATTCGTAGAACTAGTATGAAGAAGAATCTGAGTACCAATTCACCCGTAAACAAGTACTTAGAACGTGAGTTTGAAACAGGATGGAACAAATATAACCCCTACGATAGATTTGCGGCCGTAAACGGCATTAAGCCCGTTAAACAGTACGTTACGACAATCACACCAGACTATTTCGACCTTACGTATGAGTGTATGGTATGGACGGAATATATGGAACAAATGAATCGTCTTATAGAACAAATATCATTCGAAGATGATGAATATTGGGGTGATAGAGGACAATATAAATTTAGAACTAGAATAGACGAATACAAAACCGATACGGTACTCCCAGATGTACAAGATAGATTAGTGAGAACCAGTTTTAATTTGTCTGTTTCGGCATATCTGTTACCAGAAAGAATGGTTAACAAGACCAACCAAATTATGCAAACTTCTCAACAACGATTCTCTACCAAAAAAATCGTTACATTTTCAGAGATAGAAGAAGGTTAAAAGTAAGGTTTGGACAAAATAATCTATATTTATAATACGAGTACAGATATCTTTAAGGAGGTTATATGAGTGAAGTACAGAAGTTAACAGACGAAGAATTAACGTCTGTTAAAGGTTTGCGAGATGAGATTGTTAATGTTATTTCTTCCGTGGGTCAATTAAAACTAACGCATGATTTAATTGAGGAAGATTTAACTAATACGAAACTAAAATTATCTGAACAAACAACAAAATATAAAGAGTTGTTGGTTAAAGAGAAAGAATTAATTGATACTCTTTTACAAAAATATGGAATGGGTTCTTTGGATGTAGAAACTGGTGTATTTACCCCTGAGCAATAAGTAATATTGGAGATTCCGTATGGCAGAACGCATTGTGAGTCCTGGCGTTTTCACACAAGAACGTGACCTTAGTTTCTTAGAACAAGGCGTTGGTGAAATTGCTGGAGCATTTATCGGACCAACACCAAAAGGTCCAGCTTTTATTCCAACGATTGTTGAAAATCAACAAGCGTTTGAAAACGTATTTGGAACACCTGATGGAAAGTCATTTTTGGGATTAACTGTTAAGAATTATCTCAGAGAATCAGGACGAGCAACAGTTGTTCGTGTTCTTGGATTGGACGGATATAGTCCAACCACAGCAACACCAGCAATTTTAACAGCTACCGGTACGAGTGGTTCATTTGTTTACGCAGTTATCCACCCAACAGTATCGGGTAGTAGTATTGAAGCAATTAATGCAACGGGGCCAGCAAGTAATTTCTCACTTACCATTTCTTCATCAGCAGTCACGGATGTAACAACAACAGGACTCAGTACAACAACATCCGCAGCTTCTTATATTGGAAATTATCTTGGCTACGGTCCAACAGGCGCAAAGAACGGATATATCTACGGAATCTTCCCAGAAGCAATTACAATGGCAGGTGCTTCCGTTAGTATGTCAGCAGTAACTAGTTCCGATGCACTATTCTTAACTGGTAGTACATACGGTAAATATAGTTTTGCAAGTACACCTTGGATACAATCACAAACACTTGGTGGTTCAAACGATAATTTGTTTAAGGTGCATACATTAACAGATGGTAATGCAGCAAACAAGGATGTCAAGATTTCCATCGTTGGTCCTAAGAAAGCACAAATTTCTGGTGACTATGGTACATTTACATTATTAGTACGTGACTTCACAGATACAGATGCACAACCATCAGTATTGGAACAGTATGATAATTTAAGTATGGACCCAAATAGTCCAAATTATATCGCACGACGAATTGGTAATAGTGCACCAGTAGAAAATAGTTCAGGTGAACGTTATTTTGAAGGTGACTATCGTAATAACTCACAATTCATTCGTGTTGAAATGGCACCTGGTGCTGATAACGTATCAACAGATGCATTACCATTCGGATTTGCATCATTGAACTCACCAATTGGAACATCTGGATCAGTTCTTCCAATTCCAACATTTATTAGTTCATCTTGGATTTCTGGAAGTACCCGTGGATACAGTACACAAGCAACATACAATGTAAATGAATTCTACGGATTCCAATACTCAGATACACCTAACACCAATATGTCTTACTTGGCACCACTTCCAAGTGGTTCAGTAACACGCGGTGCAGCATTTAACCTTGAAAATCTTCCAGCAAATGAATTGTATGATGATGCTGGAAACGCTGTAGCAGTTGCAAACTTCTTAACAACGCCATCAGTTACGGCATATTTGAAGTTTACTGTACCACTTCAAGGTGGATTTGATGGTGATAACCCAGCACGTTATATCAACATGTATGACGGTATTACATCAAATAACACACAAGGATTTAACTTACAAACTGCAACAAGTGCAGGTTCACGAGCATATAAGAAAGCATTAGATGCAATTAGCAATCCTGATGCATACGATATTAACTTGTTGGTACTTCCTGGTGTTGTTTATGAATTACATCCGTACGTAGCTAACTACGCATTAAGTGTATGTGAACAACGTGGTGATTGTTTCTATATTATGGATTTAACACAAGCAAGTTCAACAATCACAACAGCAGTCAACCAAGCAGCATTACTTGATAGTAACTACGCAGCAGCATACTATCCTTGGATTCGAGTACTAGATGATAATACAAACAAATTCGCATTTGTTCCACCATCAGCAGTACTTCCAGAAGTATACGCATATAGTGACAACACAGCAGCAGAATGGTTTGCACCAGCAGGTTTGAATCGTGGTGGAATCCCAGGAGCAGCAGGTGTTAAGTTACGTTTAAGTCAAGTACAACGTGATGAATTGTATGATGGTAAGGTTAACCCAATCGCACAATTTCCAGGACAAGGTATTTGTGTATGGGGACAAAAGACATTACAACGTCGCTCATCAGCACTTGACCGTGTAAACGTTCGTCGCTTATTAATCGCAGTGAAGAAGTTCATCGCAAGTTCGGCACGATTCCTCGTATTTGAACAAAACGTTGAATCAACTCGTCGTCGTTTCTTGAACATCGTCAACCCATATTTGGCAAACGTCCAAGAACGTTCAGGTCTATACGCATTCCGTGTCATTATGGACGAAACCAATAATACACCAGACGTAATTGACCGTAACATCTTGGTTGGTCAATTGTATCTCCAACCAACAAAGACTGCTGAATTCATCAAACTCGAATTCAACATTCTCCCAACGGGTGCTACATTCCCTGGGGCTTAATAAAATAGGTTATATTTTTAACAAACTGACTATTTATAGTTAAATCCGTTAGGAGATACGAATGGCAAACAATATAGTAGCCGAAAATGAAATATTTTTTACGGCATTTGAACCAAAGGTTAAAAATCGCTTTTTAATGTTAATTGAAGGAATCCCAGCTTACATCGTTAAGAAAGTAAGCCGTCCTGAAATTCGTCAAGATACGATTAAGGTTCCACACATCAATACCGTTCGCTTTGTCAAGGGTATTTCTGTATGGCAACCAATGACCCTTACGTTGTACGATCCAGTAGTTCCATCTGGCGCACAAGCAGTAATGGAATGGGTTCGTCTACATCACGAATCAGTAACAGGTCGTGATGGATACGCGGAATTCTATAAGAAAGATTTAACCCTTCAAGTTCTTGGACCAGTAGGTGATAAGGTTGAAGAATGGATTATCAAGGGTGCACAAATTACACGTGCAACATTTGGTGATTTAGAATGGGCGGAAACCACAGACAATGTGGCAATCGAACTAGAAATTCAACCAGACTATTGTGTATTGAACTACTAATCAGTAGTTAAAAATAGAAGGTGTGTCTCACTGTCTGATACTTATATAGAGTATAATTGGGCAGTGGGACACTTTCTTTTTTGGGTATAAGCTATGGCAGAACTTACCGAATTCAATGTAGGTCAAGGTGAAACATTTCGTATCGCAGCAACGATTATCAGCGATAGTGGAAGTATCCCACTTAATATAACAGATTATGTATTTAGTGGTCAAGTTAGAGAAAATTATACCACCGATGAAGTTGCTGCTACATTTAATATTACAAAACTAGCACCATTAAATTCTGGCTCAATTATTGTAGAGTTAACTCCCGATCAAACATTAGCATTAACACAAAGAAAATATGTGTATGATGTAAATATGGTAAGTGGGTCAGTTAGTCCAATAAAACGAAGAATCCTAGAAGGAGCATTGACTGTCCGCCCCACAGCTACGAGATAATTAATGAGTGGATCATTACGTCCAATTAATTTAGGTGTACCAGACATAACAGTTGTAGTCAGAGAAAATAGTGACGCTAATAAAGTTTTAGTAGATGTACCAAATATTAGTGTTAATATTGAAACATCACCTGATTATAAGGTAAGTGTACAACCCAGTTCGTTAGTAGTTCAACGAACGGGGTCTTTGCCGTCGCTGGCGGTATCTGCATTATTTGCAAACACAGCGAGTTATGCACTTGGAGTTAGTGGTTCAATTGATACTGCGGTATCTGCTTCCTATGCACAAACTGCATCGTATGCGCTCAACGCTGGAGCTGGATCAGGGTTTCCGTTTAGTGGGTCAGCAGTTATTACAGGATCACTACAAGTACTCAGCACGGGAAGTGTTGGTGGTATCACGGGATCAGTTACAGGATCATTTAAAGGTGATGGTAGTGAATTAACTGGTGTAGCAAAACTTGGTTCAAATACATTTAATGGCAATCAAACCATATTTGGTGATTTGGAAATTGATGCGGGTAACATAGTAGTTACCTCTGGAAATAGTTTAATTGTTTCTGGTGCAATCTTTGCTCAAAATGAATTCATCGCTGGGTTCGTACAGTCAAACGTAGTAGAAGCCCCAAGTATAACAGGATCACTACTAGGAACTGCAAGTGTTGCAGATGCAATAGATGTTATTTTTGCTGGTGGATTTCAAACTGGTAATGATACACCCATAGCCTTACAAGTTGGTGGTACTGGAAACGTAATCAGTGCAAGTTATGCATTAACTGCATCGTACGCTGCAAACGGTGGTGCAGCAACCATACCGGCAGGAACAATTTCCAGTTCTACACAAGTTCAACAAGCATTACCACTTGGAATGGTGTCTAGTTCAATTGGAACTGCAAATTATATTCCATTGTGGCAGGATACATATAGACTAACCAATAGTCCATTATATTATACAGGATCAAGTATACTCTGGGGTGCATCGAACTTTTTTGATAATAACGCACCTGACGTACTTGGTATTTATGCGGGTAATGTAGGTTCGTATAATTTAATTTCGGCGCACGCTACCGTTGATGATTATCTACAAATTAATATTCGAAATTTCAGTACTGGACAAAATGCCTCGTCCGATATCGTAGCAACATCGGATACTGGTAATGAAGAAACCGGATATATTAATATGGGTATTAATGGAACCAACTACGTAGGTTCCAAAATTCACGATGTACCTAACGATGGATATTTGTTCCACACAGGTAGTAATTTAATAATTGGTACTGCTACACCTAATGCAGCAGTAACAATTTTTGCTGGTGGTGAAACTTATAGAAATGGTAAGCTACGATTACGTGCAAATAATAATCATGAATTAAGTGGGTCAATGTATACGAGTGGAAGTGTATCTGTTACTGGTTCACTTCAAGCCACACATTTTATATTACCAACAGTTGCGCCCACCACACCACAAACTGGGTCAATGTATTTTAGTGATTCATTCATATACGTGTACACAGGAACACAATACCGTAGTGCGAGTTTAGTCTGATATGCCATTAACACTTGTAAATTCTGGTAATGTTGGGGGATTAACACTATTAAGTAAATTTTCTGGTGTACAAGTAACCGCGGCAGAATGTAAAACAGTAGTGGATAATTTTGTAACACGTATTCAACAATCAGTCGGGTTTTAAAGATGCCAGCAAATCGTTTTATACCACTAGTTAGTAGTCAATCAGGAGCAGTACCCACCGCGTCTGGGTTATTTCCTGGTGAATTGGCACTTAATATCGCAGACGGAAAATTATTCACCCGTTCTGGGTCAGCTATTCTATTATTAAATGACATGAATTTACCAGGTGGAATACCCACCAGTTCTGCTCAAATAGTAGGATATATTAGTGGTAGTACGATTACTCCACATTCTGTACAATCCGATGAATTTAAATTAAAGGCTGGAAATGTTTCACTAATATTCACAGGGTCCGTTAATACTGGAATATTTGGGGCTACGGAATACGTCTACCCATTCATCCCAACCAGTAGTTATGTTGGAGCAACAGTAGAATATGCGGCATCCAGACCTGGTGGTATACGAGTCGGTATGTTGATGTCCGCGTGGCAAGGAACGGGTAGTACGGTTACCGATATATCCAGTACAGATGTTGGGGACACATCTGATATTAGATTTTCGTTGGTGCAAGATAATGGTTATATGAAATTACGAGTAGAAAGTGCTGGAAGTGGGTCATACCCGTGGACGGTACAGAGTATATTTAAATTATTTCCTTCTTTATCATAGTATTTAACTATTTATAGATTAGATATTTAGCACCGTTTGGAGAACCCGATGGCAAATGAATTTGTAGCACGACGAGGTATTATAGCCCAATCTGGTGGGGCAAAAATCACTGGATCGTTACTGGTTAGTGGTACAATTGATGCAACTGGATATAGTATTATTGCATCATCAATTACTGGATCATTTTCTGGTTCTATTGGTACCGCAGTAAGTGCGTCCTATGTACTGCCGTCTGGACTACCACTGGGTACAGTATCGGCATCTTCGCAAATTGATTACAATTCAATACAAAATAAACTCAGTGGCGTAGTATCATCCTCAACACAAGTTCAACCATTATTACCCGCAGGAACAGTATCAAGTTCAACACAGTTTAATAGTCTAACTAGTCCATTCACTGGTTCATTTACTGGATCATTTAGAGGTGATGGATCTGGTTTAACTGGTGTCACCGCGGCAGGTACAGTTTCCTCCTCTGTACAAATTGATATAACACAAACTACGGGTTATACAACATTTAGTCAATCGTTGGCAACTGTTGACCAGAATCAACAAGCACAAATTGGTGCATTGATTGCGAGCACCAGTTCCTATGCATTACAAAGTCAACTAGCGGGTGTCGCTTCAAGTAGTGGTCAAGTTAAAGCGTATTTACCAGGTGGTACAGTATCATCATCCGCACAATATCCTGGATGGGTAACTGCGTCAAGTCAAATTGATTATAACAACATTCAAAATAAGTTAAGTGGTGTTATTAGTAGTTCAACACAATTTAACGCATTATCTAATACTTCGGCATCATTTGCTGTTACAGCCTCGTTTGCAACAAACGCAACAATTCCAGCAGGAACGGTATCAAGTTCAGCACAATATCCTGGTTGGGTAACTGCATCATCACAAATTAATATCACGCAAACTACTGGTTATTCCACATTTAGTTCGTCACTATCCACGGTTGATGCAAACCAACAAGCAGAA